ATTATAATAGTCGTTTTAATTTTTTGCGGATATATATAATGAACTACTTGATGCCTAAAATGGTTGAAACTTTTCTGCCATTAAGTTCCATAAAGACTCTTTTTGCAGGCCAGTACAAACATATTGTTGAACCGGCAATGTTATATTCTGAAACTTGTTTATCAAATCCTGATCCTAGACAATCCGTTATGGTCTGTGAGGCTGGTTCGGGTAAAACCACCACTTTTATAATAGACATTATTTGGAGAATTGCTAGTCTTGCAAAAAACAAAGTTAAAAGAAAAAGTCAGCTTTTTGTTTTTACCTCACCAGATGATACAATTAACCAAGATGTTTTTGAACAATTAAATAACATCTTTGAAGATAATAGTATGTGGGATATTCTTGATAATGTTGGTTTAAACTGGACAGGTTTATACAAAGACCCTAAAGAAATAAAGGGTAGAGGATTGGAAATTGTTTGTTGTTCTATTCAAAAGGCAACAAAGGATCAACACAAATTTTTGAAGAAGTTTAGGATTACTGCGCTAATAACTGATGAATCTCATCGTGGTCTTGGTTGCCCAGATAAAGAAAACTATACAAGCGATGTTGGTTACACTGGAGCTGATTATGAGGCTGTTTGGTATTGGAAATGTCGAGAATTAAATTATGATATGTGGTTTGGTCTTACAGGAACACCGACATATTCTCAACTACACGAAACTGATCACTATACCGTAATATCTAAAGATATGGAAAAGTCAGATTGGAGACTTCCTTTTTTTGAATCAAAAATATTTGTTTTTGATCCCTCTGAATATGACCACCAAATTAGGTGTTTTTTCGTAGAGATAGCTAGAAGAAATGCTATAGGAAAATATCTTAAATCTAAGATAACGCATATTCCAGAAAGTCTACCAAATTTATCAGAAACAAAAGTTACTGGTATGATAAGGTGTGGAACAGAGCAACAAACAAGATATCCCAATCCATATTATGTTTCTAGAAAATGGGATGAGCTATCCAAGGAATATGAAGATTTAACTTTTGAATATGATGGAGTTGACCTTCCTTATCATATTGGAAAATGTGCCATCATGACTTCCGAATCAAAAACAGGTGGTAGTAATGATGCGACTGTTAAGTTGTTGAATGATGAAAATTCAGAATATGTTGCAGCTGCTGTTATGTATATTGGTTCAGTTGGAATCAACATTACTAACTTAGGTGTTGTTTCTATTTTGCCAGTAGTTAAAAATCAAGGTGATGTAGACAACAATCTTAGACAGTTGATATCAAGAATGGATAGATGCAAATTTGTTTGGAGAGGTTCTTTTGCAAACGAGGTTGCTCAGGTTAATGATCCAGAGATGAGAAAGTTAATGGTTGATCTTGCAGTCAACACTTCATCAAAGAAATGTTTGGCTGCAAACGGTGGTTTAGCCACAGGAGCATATGTTAAAGTTCGTGATAGTCATGTTCTTGTGGAAAATGCAAAAGGGTTCTTGTTAGGTTTGATCAGTGTTTTCAGAGAGCAGTGTGGTTATTCATCTGTTTCTGGTAAGGAACGTGATCTAGCATATAAAAATGCAAGAAAAGATAAGTGTGAGTTTAAGGGGTGTAACTGTTATGAAGCCCTTGTAGAAAATTCTACTAAAGGCTCAAAAGCAGAAAGAGAACTGGCATATCAGAAGATATTGCAAGTAGATCATATTGATGGAGACAGAGAGAATATGGCTCCAGAAAATTTGATAACTCTATGTCCAAATCGTCATAGCATAAAGACTATGAATAATGAGGACTATTTAAATAGATATACATAAATGTACAATAAAAGAATAGTATGCGATATTGATGACACAATAAGTTTCTGTGATAATAGAGATTGGGAAAATGCAACACCCAATAGCCCTGTCATACAGAAACTTATATCTTTGCATGATCAGGGATGGGAGATATATCTTCATACTGCAAGAGGTAGCTTATCTGCAAAGACTCCAGATGATGCAAGAAAGAAATATGAGGGGATCATAACACAATGGATGGCTCAACATAAAGTTCCATATGATAAACTTATTTTTGGTAAACCTCTAGGCACATACTATGTAGATGATAAATCTATAACACCAGAGGACTTTGCAGAGTTAGAGATAGAGCAGCTGACAGGTGGACTATCTGGTGCAGATGTTTTTAGGTCGGGTAATATTGTTCATAAGACCGCTGACAATACACTCGATGCTGCAAAGTGGTATAACATATCTAAAAGTAGTATACTTAAAACACCAGAGATTTATAAGGTTGTGGGCAAAACAATATCAATGGAATACATTATCCACAACACAGATGTTGACCTTGATATCGTTACCAATCAGCTGCAAAGTAACAGTAACTATTACCACCATGATATACCAGATTTTTCTACCTATGTCAACAGAATAAGAGATAAAGGGCTCGATGAGAAATATGCAAATCAGCTGGAGGAGTATTCTGATTTCTATAACAGGAATAAAAGTTTTTGTCATGGTGATGCCAGTATAGACAATATTCTGTGCAATGACAAGACAATATATTACATAGACCCGATATATTTACCAGATGTATATTCTTCTTGGACTTTAGATATTGCAAAGGTCTTGACTTCTCTTAAAAGATATGATAAAGTAAGAGACTATAATATAATTAGAGAAAAGTATAGGAACATTGCAACAGAATTGTACGCACTAGAGATGAGTCACTGGATACGTATGTATAGCTATCACCCATCAAAAGAATATGTTATGTCGCAGATAGAGAGGGTATATGAATCTATTAGAAATTGAGAATATAAGAAAAGAGGGTAAGAGAATAGGGTTCACCTGTTCTACCTTTGATCTATTACACGCTGGTCACATTGCAATGCTTGCAGAGTCAAAGTCTAAATGTGATTATCTTATTGTTGGATTATTATGTGACCCTACTCATGATCGTCCAGAGAAACAGAAGCCACTCCAGACCATGTTTGAGAGGTGGGTTCAATTGGATGCAGTATCATATGTCGATATGATAATACCATTTCAGATAGAGCAGGATATTGTTGACATGATACTGACATTAAATCCTGATATAAGAATAGTGGGTGAGGAGTACAAAGACGTAGACCATACAGGAAAGGGCCTGTGTCCTATCTTTTATAATTCTCGTAAGCATTCCTTTTCATCTACTGAATTGCGAGAGAGGTTAAAGGATGACTAATTTTGTTATAGGTAAAATGGGATTGGCGTGTAGGTTTAATTGGCCAACTCACAACAATGGTTGGTTCAGTGCTGCAGATGATATATCAAGACTAATTGTTAATTTGAGTTATAACAATCCTAATGACAAATTTTACATTATAGGCAACAACGACATCGAAACTTTATCTTATCAAAAGATGAACCAGTTGTTTCCACATGGTAATGTTTTTAACACTTATAACAACAAGAAAAAACTTGGTGAGAAGTATCACCATGCTGGTTGGAAATCCCCTCTAGAATATATTAATAACAACTCAATAAGTATTGATTATGGTATAATTGCATTTGGGTCTGTCCTTCTAAGGAATGTTCCAGAAAGAACATATACCAAATCTGGAACTATTGCAAAACCTTTAGATCGTGCAGTCAAATATATTGCACCATACGTTCACACTCTTAATGAGCTGGGTATCAAATGGGTATGTCTGGTAGATGATCCAAGACATTTTCATAATAAGATTATAGACCTGTATAACAAACCAGAAATATATCTATCGCAAGTAAAGGGGTCACATAAATTTTCAAGTATAGTATCATATGATAATCAAGACATTGTTGAGTGCGATATTCCAGTGAAATATTCATATGTAGAATCTAATGTTGTTCTTGATGAGATTATTTCTCCAGTAGGCGATGATTGGAAAGACAGAAAAAACAAGATGTCAATAGTTTTAAATCAAGCTGGTACAGATGAGACACTTGATAATACCTCTAAACTAGGGAATGGACATAGGCCTAGATATCCAATACTGAAAGAGTGGATACTGGATAATTACAAATCATCTGACATATATGGAAAATGGTCAGAGGAGATAATGAAAAGTAGTGGCGCATTTAAGGGTATAATCAATAGAGGAAAGCTGTATCCAGAGATGATGAATTGGAAGCACAGCTTGTGCGTACCCATAGATAAGGGGTGGGCAACTGCAAAATACCTAGAGTATTTGAAATGTGGAATATCACCATTTATGCATCCAGAGTATGATTCCCAGAGAAATACTAATATTCAAGACTTCTACAGGGTGCAGTCAGTAGAGGAGATGCGAGACAAAATCGCAATGAGCGATGACACGCATATTAAAGAGATTAACAGGGGTATAGAGGAGTGCTTGTCGAATGAGTTTGTGTCAGGGCAGAGGATAAATGATGAAATATATTCTGCACTAGGATTGCAAAGAAATATTCGTAACGAGATAAGAGATTTATGGACGCCCACAAAAACCAACAATCTAGAGGAGTTTTTTGTATGACAAATTTTGAACGAGTAAGAGAATTTATGGAAACTTTTGGTCAAGAAGTGAAAACAAAATCAAAATGGCCAAATGAAGGTGTTTGCGATTTAAGAGTAGATTTAATTGAAGAAGAATTTGATGAGTTGAGAGAAGCAATATATACTAAGGAAGGAACACTAGTTGATGTTGCTGATGCTCTTACAGACTTACTTGTTGTTGTATATGGTGCTGGTCATGCATTTGGTATAGACCTTGATGAATGTTTCAAAGAAGTACATCGTAGTAATATGAGTAAGTTGGGTGAAGATGGAAAACCTATGTATCGTGATGATGGTAAAGTATTGAAAGGGCCTAATTTTAGTGAGCCTGATTTGAAAGGAATTGTGAATGAGTGATTTTTTAAAACAAATAATTAAAGAAACAGGAAATGAATATGCATCTATTGTTGATGATGGTGTAGAAACAGGAGATAACGTAGGGTTTATCGACACTGGTAGTTATATTTTCAACGCATTGTTAAGTGGCAGTATTCATGGTGGATTACCAAGTAATAAGATTACTGCACTAGCAGGAGAAAGTGCAACTGGTAAAACCTATTTTCTTATGGGTGTAGTGAAAAACTTTTTAGATAATGATCCAGATGCTGGAGTTATCTACTTTGAATCAGAGAGTGCAATTACTCGACAGATGGTTCTTGATCGTGGTATTGATGCTAAACGTATGGTAATCATGCCAGTTACAACAGTACAAGAGTTTCGTACACAGGCATTAAAAGTTCTGGATGGATATCTTGCACAGAATGAAGCTGATCGTAAACCCCTCTTTCTATGTTTAGATAGTTTGGGTATGTTGTCTACTACCAAAGAAGTCGAAGATACTGCTGACGGTAAAGAAACAAGAGATATGACACGGGCACAAGTTCTTAAAGCTGCATTTCGTGTTCTTACTCTTAAACTTGGTCGAGCAAAAGTACCAATGGTTGTGACAAACCACACCTATGATGTAGTTGGAAGTATGTTTCCACAAAAAGAAATGGGTGGTGGTTCTGGACTCAAGTATGCAGCTTCTTCTATTGTTTATCTATCCAAGAAGAAAGAAAAGGATGGAACTGAGGTTGTTGGTAATATTGTTCATTGTAAGAACCATAAGAGTCGTTTGACAAAAGAGAATAAGATGGTTGATGTTCGACTCACTTATGATAAAGGTCTAGATCGTTATTATGGGTTGTTGGAACTAGCAGTAAAGTATGAAATATTCAAGAGTGTTTCTACACGTATTGAATTGCCAGACGGTTCTAAAACTTTTGGAAAGACCATTAACAATAATCCTGAGAAATATTTTACTGAGGATATCATGCATAAGCTTGACCTTGCAGCAGAGACAGAGTTTAAGTATGGGTAATATATTCAACGTACCAAACAGAAATGTAGGGTATCAGTATGTTTTTGAAAAGGGTGATGAACATACTTGTATTGGTATCAAAGGTGGGCCTTATGAAGGCGTGATTTATAAATATGGTGAGATAACAATTCCAAAGGATGAAAATCCAGATGGAACCTTGCCTTTTAAGTTTAAGTATGATATAGTCGATAATAATGGAATAAAGAAAGAGGATTTTGAAGATGATTTCTTTGAAATCATTGGAGATATCCTAGTAGATATTATTGACAGAGAGGATTATAGTGCAAACACAAACGATTGAACGAACTGCTCTTAGTCAGTTAGTGTGTAACGAGGAATATGCTCGTAAGGTTCTACCCTTTATGAAGGGTGATTATTTTTCAGATAATTCTGAAAGAGCTGTATTTGAAGAAATACAGAAATTTGTAGAGAAGTATAATAATGTTCCCACACAAACTTCTCTTGAGATTGAAGTTTCAGATCGTGGTGATCTGAATGAGAATGATTACAAAAAGGTAATCGAAGTTATCAAAACTTTAGAATCTACAGAGGTAGATTTTGAATGGTTGGTGGATACAACTGAAAAGTTTTGTAAAGATAAGGCGGTGTATAATGCAATTGTTGATGGGATTAAAATTATTGAGGGAAAAGATAAGTCTAGAGATGCAGGAGCTATCCCGAGCATTCTCACAGATGCCCTTGCTGTGGGCTTTGATAATGCTGTTGGCCACGATTATGTGTTGGATTCAGATTCCAGATATGAGTATTATCACACAGTAGAGGAAAAGATACCTTTTGATCTAGAGTTCTTTAACAAGATTACTAAGGGTGGACTTCCACCAAAAACCCTAAATATTGCACTTGCTGGAACTGGTGTTGGTAAATCGTTATTCATGTGCCATATGGCTGCAAACTGTTTAGAACAAGGTAAGAATGTTTTATACATTACTCTTGAAATGGCAGAGGAAAGAATTGCGGAACGTATTGATGCGAACTTGATGAATATCTCTATGGAAGATTTACATCAACTACCAAAACAGATGTTTGATGATAAGATCGAAAATATACGTAAGAAAACAAATGGTAAATTAATCATTAAAGAATATCCTACTGCATCTGCTCATGCTGCACACTTTAGAGGATTGATTAAGGAACTTGCAATTAAAAAGACGTTTAAACCTGATATCATCTTTATTGATTATCTAAACATATGTGCATCAAGTCGGTTTAAAGGAGCTCAAAATGTCAACTCTTATATGTACATTAAGTCAATTGCAGAAGAACTTAGGGGATTGGCAGTTGAAACAAATCTCCCAATTATGTCGGCAACACAAACCACTAGATCAGGTTTCGTATCTACGGATATTGGTCTTGAAGACACAAGTGAATCTTTTGGTCTTCCAGCAACGGCTGATCTTATGTTTGCTCTCATTTCAAACGAAGAACTTGACGAGCTTAATCAAATCGCAGTCAAACAACTCAAAAACCGATACAATGATCCAACAATGAATAAAAGGTTCGTTGTGGGTATTGATAGAGCAAAGATGCGGCTATTTGACGTTAAGATGAGTGAGCAAAACATTGTGGACAGTGGACAGTCTACAAGCGCAGATGATGAGTTTGTTGAAGCTATTTTTGATAAGACAGATTTTGGCCAAGGATGGAAAGTCTAAAGTCTAAGTCTCCTAAATACTTTAAAGTATTATTTACATGGAGAAATTGAATGCCTTTACAAAAATATGTTAGGGAATTGCGTCCTAGACGTAATTTGGAAAATAAACTTCAATTTACAGAAGCATACAATATACCCATTCAAAATGACTCTGATGTTGATAGTTTTGATACCAAACTTGATAAGACACAGATCAAATCTCTATTAAAACACTTACAATCATTAAAACTAGATGATATTCCTATTGCTGGTGGCCCAGCAGGAATTAAGATTCGTAGTGCTCAAGATAAAGATTCAGAAATAAGAGCCTGGACAAAGGAAAATACTCCCGATTTAAAAATTTCTTTCGGTCAAGGTTCCATAGGTAAAGGTGGTGGTGTAAAGATCAGTGAATCCACACAGGAACTTATGGTTGCAGCTCTTGTTCTTAATAAAGTGAAATCTGGTAATATTGATGAGGCTGCCGCAGTAAAAATGATTGACGAAGCAAAAACTCAATTTAATAAGATTGAAGGTGCTTCTGGCAGACCAGATTTAATAGATCAGTTTACAGGAAACTTTAATGATCTTGCAACTGCAATTTCTTCATCAAATGCTATTCTTAAAGTAGTATCGAATCCTGTTAAAGCATATTGGACAGGAAAGGGCTGGGGCCCAGATATTGCAAAATATAATCCCCCCATTGGTGGTGTTAGAGATTATAATTCATCTGATATTGTGGTTAAAGGTGGAAATGGTGTATTTTATGGTTTCTCTCTCAAAAAGAAAGCTCGCAGTAAAGATGTTGATCCCACTCTTATTAATAAACCTATCACTGGAAATGTGGGTATATTGAAAGATATTTTAGGTGCAAAAGAGGTAGCATCTATAGAGAAAAGTAAACAACTATTCTTTGATTATGTTGTATTTAAACATTATAAAGAGAATCCTAAAAAGATTGATGATAAAGAAAAAAGTAAAATGATAGGTCAGATATCACAGAAACAAATGGGTGTGTATCTCAAAGATCAAAAAAATACTTTCTTTCGCAGAGTGGAGCAAGTTCTTAGTAAAAATGCAGAAGATTTTGTTAAATCTTTTATAGAACTTCTTTTTAGGACAAAGATGAAAGATATAGAGAATACTGGTGAATTTAAATTTTATCTATTGACAGGTATTGGTCGTTTCATTGGTGGAACGGTAGAGATAGAAGAAGCAGAGAATAAAGATACACCACAAACTATAGAAGCTCTAACAAAAATATTTAATTCTAAGTTAACAATGTCTAAAACGCCAGGTAAACTACAAGCATGGGAAAGGGGAGCAGGAGCTGCAAAAGTATTTTTTTCCATCTTTAGTGGCGGTGCAAAAATTATAGACCTTGAAGTTAGATATAAAGGAAGTTATACTGCTAACCCACAGTTTCAAGCAGTTGCAACACCAGATTTTAAGGCAATTTTCAAATGATAACATTTTTAACCGAAGATAAAGCAGGTAAGAATCTTCATCTGGAACATATCGAAGATGAGATATTAAATTTCGGTGTAGATGGTGGTAGAGCTGCAATAAACTTTCTACGGTCACTAAGAGATATGTTGGCAGGAGCAAGTCGCTCCAGTGTAAATATGACTGTGAAGGCCGACGGCGCTCCGGCAATATTCGCTGGTATTGATCCATCTGATGGTAAGTTCTTTGTTGCAAAGAAAAGTGTATTCAATGTAAATCCTAAGTTATATAAGACAGAGAAGGAAATAGATGATGATTTATCCGGCACCCTCAACTCCAAGTTTAAAGTTGCATTATCAGAATTTTCAAAATTGGGTATTAAGGGTGTACTTCAAGGCGATCTTATGTTTACTGATGATGTCGAAAAACAAACGATTGACGGAGAACCGATGCTTAGTTGGCAGCCTAATACTATCGTTTATGCTACACCTATTAATAGTAACCTTGGCAGAATTATCTCTAAGGCAAAGATTGGGGTAGTATGGCACACAACATACTCTGGTAGTACATTACAAGATATGAAAGCATCTTTTGGTGCAGATATATCTAAATTAAATAAACCAAGTTCTGTATTTCAAGATGATGCAACATTTAAGGATGTTTCTGGTAAAGCAACATTTACTGCATCTGAAACAGAACAGATTACAAAAGTATTGTCAGAAGTTGGTAAAACCTTCCAAAGAATCAATGCGAATGGATTAAGAAAGTTTCTAGTTGTACAAAATGGTATGACCGGCGCTCTTGTTGGTGCATCTCTTAAAACATACAATAATAGTAAAGTACGTGTGGGGGAAAAGATTAGTAACCCTAAAGCTCATGCAAAAGGTTATGAGAAGTGGGTATTTGACTCAATTCAGAAACAAATTGATAAAGCTAAAAGTGACAAAGGTAAGGAAAAATATACTAACATACAGAAAGAATATTTGAGAGAAATTAAGAAACATACACGTAACCTAGAATATGTAATAACATTCCAAAATTTACTCGTAGATGCGAAAATGCAAATCGTAAAAAAACTAAATAGTGTTAAACAATTAACTGATACTTTTATTAAAACTGCAAATGGATTTAAAGTAACAGATCAAGAAGGTTATGTTGCTATTGATAGAGTAAGTGGTGGTGCAGTTAAACTCGTAGATCGTATGGAGTTTAGCTATAATAATTTCACAGCAATCAAGCAATGGGATAAGTGATGAAAACATTTTTAGAATACCTAGAAGAAAAAACGGTAAGTGTTCTACAGCGTAAAAAAGCGGCTCGTAGAATGTCTAAACTGCAGCGTTCAGCATCATTTCAAGCAAAGAAAAAACGTACTGCTCTACGCATAAGAGATGCAGGCAAACTTGCTGTAATCGCAAGAAAGAAAACTATACAGATGTTTAGGGATAAATTCTATCCAACATACAAAGAAATGGCACTTGCCCAAAGGGTTAAAGTAGATCAAATTATACAACAACGGTTCGGCCCCAAGATAGATAAAATTTCTAAAAAGATGGCAATAAAACTAAAGAAACTAGAAGTGGAAAGAGTTAAGAAAGTAAAGGCGGCAAGAAAAAATGCGTAGTTTTAGAAGTCATGTAACAGAAGCAAAAGAAACCATTGTATTTACATTTGGACGGTTTAATCCGCCTACTACAGGTCATGAGAAGTTGATCCAAAAGGTTGCTTCAGTTGCTGGTTCTAATCCTTTTCGTATATATCCTTCTCATACAACTAATCCAAAGAAAGACCCACTTCCTCATGCACTCAAAGTTGCATATATGAGAAAGATGTTTAAGAAATATAGTAAAAACATCATTGCAGATAAGAAGATGAAAACTGCAATCTTTATTGCAGAAGCACTTTATAAGGAAGGGTTTAAAAATCTTATTATGGTTGTTGGTTCCGATAGAGTACAAGAGTTTTCAACTCTACTCAATCGTTACAATGATGCACCAGACAAATCTGGTAAACAGTTATTTAAGTTTGACTCTGTAAAAGTTGTATCTGCTGGAGAACGTGATCCAGATTCAGAAGGTGTAGATGGAATGTCTGCATCCAAGATGAGAGCCGCTGCAACAAGTGGTGATAAAGATGCGTTTATTACAGGTGTACCTTCTAGTTTTAAAGACGGTGAAAAACTGTATCGTGATGTTCGCAAGTACATGGGTATTCGTGAAGAGCGTGATATGGGTGATATGTCAGACTTTGAAACTGTTCGTGATATGTACCTTACAGGTAAAATATGGAACGCTGGTGATATAGTAGAAGCTAATGGTTATACAGGTGAAGTAATTCGTAAAGGAACAAACTATCTATCTTTTTCTGATGAAGACGGTAAGATACATAAAGTCTGGTTACATGAGATTACACTTGATGAAAGAAACTATCGTAAGGAATACGATAACTATCACTCACGCCCAGAACAGATTGCAAGACGTTCCTCACGAAATCAAGCCCGTAGAGTTATGGGAGATAAGACTAAGATAGGTATGGATGTTGGACATAAAGACAATGATCCTATGAATAACAGTCCAAAAAATCTAAGAAACGAAGACCCATCTAAAAATCGTAGAGAGCCACGAATGAGAGAGGTCGAAGAAACTTTAGAAGATATGATTCCGTGGCTTAAAAAATTAAAAGCTAAGATATTTGATAAGACTCATGAAAAGGGGCTAAATAAACTTTCATTTGAATATGCAAAACAAGCAGCAAAATTAGCAAAAGAAAAGAAACCCATTAGACATATGGATATTGTTCATGATATTGCAAAACCATATTCTAATGTAACAGATAGAGTGTTGCGTGATCATATCAACGATTTAGTTAAAAAAGGTTTAATACCACAAGATTTGAGAGCAGAGTATGAAATGAAAAATGAAACAATGTCTTTTAAAGATTTTGTAGGTCAGATACAGGTAAATGAAAAACTTGGTAAGGATGCAGATGCTAGTGATTATATAGATGATTTTAAAAAGTCTGATGCACCACAGTTTAAAGGTAAATCTGACAAGAAAAGAAAACAAATGGCCATTGCTGCATATCTGGATAAGAAAGATGAAGCAGTTCAGCAAGATTCGGATATAGATGATAAGAAAGGTACGCAACCAGCAAAGTACCATAAGGGATTATCTAAGTCTACCAAACAAAAACGTGATGCACATTTTAAGGCAAAGAAAACCGGCCCTGCTCCTGGCGATGCAGATGCAAAGACAAAACCATCTGTGCATACCAAGAAGTTCAAACAGATGTATGGTGAAACAGTTGAACTTGATGAGAATGAAGGATTGAAGAATAAAGCAAAGAAAAGTGGTATGCCCTATGGAGTTTTAAAGAAAGTATATGATCGTGGTATGGCTGCATACAAAACAGGTCATAGACCTGGCACTACACCACAACAATGGGCAATGGCAAGAGTTAATTCATTTACAACAAAAAGTAAAGGTACATGGGGCGGTGCAGATAAAGACCTTGCAAAACAGGTAAGTGAAGATGCTCCTTGTTGGGATGGATATAAACAAGTCGGTATGAAAAAGAAAAATGGGAAGAATGTTCCTAATTGCGTACCAGAGGAAAATGAATTAAATGAATGGGGTGAAGTAGAAGAAGCAGCTGAATATCAAGGTCGCAAAGTTACACTTAATAAACCAACTGCTGGGGATGTTGCAAAGTCTAAAGTATATGTAAGAAATGATAAAGGTAATGTAGTAAAGGTTAATTTTGGTGATAAAAATATGACAATTAAGAAAAACATTCCTGCTAGAAGAAAGAGTTTTCGTGCAAGACATAATTGTGATGATCCCGGCCCAAAATGGAAAGCACGATATTGGTCTTGTAAAGCATGGTAAGACATAAATAATAAGAAAGAAAGGTTAATAAAATGACCAAACATGGACAAACAATGTCAGAAGCATACAAAAAAGTTCTTCTTGGCGAAGATAATATGGATTTAATGAAGAAGGCTGCCGGGCAGGGTGCTGGCGCAGGCATGAGAGGTTCAATGCAAACATTGAAGATGAAAGATGGTAAACTGAAAATGGATACGTTTACTGCATCTGCAATCATGCAAATTTATAAAGCAGTTAATGATAAGAACAAAAAGACAATGGAGAATTTGATTAACAGTGGAAATAAAGCTGCAATTATGAAACTTCAGAAGTTTGCCATGTCGAAGATTAATTCTAGTTACGGTGAAGAACTAGACGATGAAGATAAGCCAGTTGTTAAAAAAGTTGTTAAGATGTTGAATAAGGCAAGTCAAGCTCATGCTGGTCAAGCAAAAGACTTAGAAAAAGCAGTGAGTGAGCATCACCGAAAAGATGAAAACGGAAATACAATTCCTCATGATGATGAAGAAGAACTTAGTGAATCAGTAAGTGTAAAAGATTTTGATGCACTAAAGAAAGGTGATACCGTAACCATAGAATATAAATCTGGTATGTCATCTGGTACAGGAACATATACCGTAACAGCTAAAAATAAAGTTGCCAAAGGTAAGGTAGAAAAAGTTACAATGAAAAGTACTAAAAATCCTGGCGGTGTGAAAAATTTCCTTTATAAGAGAGACAATAAGGTAGGTTTTGCTCAAGGTGATATGGGAGTTTCAGTGGTAAGTTTTAAGAAAGAAGATATTGATGAAGCTGGATTTGTAGGAAGAAAAGACCCTATGCCTGCTGGTAAAGAACTTGCTAAACTTATGAAAAAGAAGAAAGGACAGAAAGAAGAAGTTGACCTTGATGAAGGTAAAATGAAAGAGCTTCATGGTTATATCTCTCAAGGTAAATCTGCAAAAGAAATCGCAAAGATTATGAAGTTGGATGTTAAGACAATTAAAGCTTTAATGGCAGGATATATGATGTCTGGATATAATGAAGAAAAGAATTGTGGTTGTGGACAAGACCCTTGTGTTACATATGGAAAATCCGTTAAAGAAGGTGCTCGTGCTGATGCAAGACGAGCAATGCGAAATGATCCAGTTTTAGGTAAAAGAAAAGATAAAGATGATGATGATGACGAAGCTTCGGCTGCAGATAAAAAAGCAGCATCAAAAAATATTTTAATGCAATTGCAAAAAGTTGTATCCTTAAAAGGTGGTGAGTTAAAATTAACACCATCTAAAAAGAAAGCTACTGCGAAAGGAAATTACGGAAAAACAAAAGGCGATAATTTTATTGAGTTTTCAAATGGAAAGAAAGAAAAAGTTGATCCTAAAGTTGCACAAGCAGTATTTAAAAAATATATGTCTATGCAAAGACCAATAGATAAGCAAAAATTCACAATCAAAATTTCAAAGTCATACAAAGATATGTTGGCTGCACTGAAAGAAAGTCTTGGAGAAGCAAAATCTCCTTTACAACGTCTAAAAGACTTTGATAAGGTTCGTGTTGGTGTTGGTAAGAAACCTATCTTCAAGGATAATGAGAAGAAAGATATCAAAGAAGAAGATGAAGATGTTGCTGATGCAAGAAAAGAAGCACAAGCAGCAGTCGCAGCTGCCAAAGATCGTCTAGCAGATACAAATGCAGAACAACCTAGAGATGCCGAAAAGGTAGAAGCTGCAAAGGAGAATCTTAGAAAAAAAGAAAAAGCATTAAAGGACGTAGATGATCCTAAAAAGACTAAAGCAAGGGCTGATGCAAAAAAGAAGAAAGCAGAGAATGATAAATTTAAAGATGCAAAGTTAAAAAGTCGAATAAAAATTGCACAAGAAAGAGTAAGGGCTGCAAAATCTGGCACAGAGGAACATTCTAACGCATTAGATGCTCTTCAAAATGCAAAAGATGCTTATAAAAAGTACAAAGAAAAAACTAAGTTTGGTAAAGTTAAATCATTTATGAAAAAGACAGCTAAAGGTGCCGCATTAGGTGTTGCTGCAACGGCAAAACTTGGAGACAGTTTTGATCCAACAATTAAACGAGAAGCAATTCTAGACAGGATTGATAAAAAACTACAGGAGAAGAAAGATGGGTAAAAAATACCTAGAGACAAAAACAGGTAGTCTAGAACAATCCATTCTAGGTTTGTGGGAAAAGGCTGCTGAAGATAATATGGACGAAAAATATACTGATGACCAACGTAGAGCAAGAGAAAAGGCAAGAGGAAAGGGTGGTAGGAAGTATAAACACGCTCCTTCTAGAACCACTGGCCATGACGCTGGTACAGGTTCAGCGCCAGGTGGTAAAGAAAGAAAGGGTGATCAAAGTAAGGCACACGCCCATGCACATGGGGATGACCCATTTGCCAGATCAAAGGCCGACAGAAGGAAAAAGGAGATTGAACGAAATAAATCACACAGCATTCAACCTGGCAAAAATTGGGATGGTTCACAAGACAAAGAAAAACAAGCCAAAATGAAAATGGATTTGTTGAAGAAAAAGCAACAAAGGGAACGAGATCGTGCTCGTAATGAGGAACTTGATCTTGAAATTCTTGAGTTGGAAAATTTGATTAATGAACATAAGGGTGATAAACCACATAAACATCCTCATGAAGAAAAAGAATTGGATGATGTAAATCCTAAAGCTAATAAAAAGAAGTTCAAAGATCGTAAAGATAAAGATATCGACAACGATGGTGATGTTGATTCCTCTGATAAATTCTTACATAAACGCCGTAAAGCTATTGCTAAAAATACCAGAGAAGCTTGGGAAGAAGCATATCGTCTTGTTCAAGAAAAGGACACTCTTGGTGGAGATACAACGCCAGATGAAGATGATGGTGATGATGTTCCAGCAAAAAAGAAAAGTAAAACTGATACTGGTAAAAAACCAGATGAGATTAAAATGAATCCTGATATGGATGAATATTATAAGGCAATGAAAAAGAAAAAGTAATGATTCATATTAGTTCTTTGTTAGAAGCATCTTCTGATGATCTTCCGTCTATCTATTGTGATCTAGATCAAGTTCTTGTTGCACTACTAAAAGGTGCAGACAAGGTTGTGCCAGGTGGTTCTTTTGTAGATGCTGACAAAGAAGAAAGATGGAAAGCAATTAATCAGACTAAAGATTTCTGGGCAAATTTAGATTGGATGCCCAATGCAAAAAGGTTGCATGACTTTATTGTAAGATATGATGCATATGTTTTATCTGCCTATTCTAATCGTGATCCAAACTCTAAAGTAGGTAAGATGAAATGGTTAAAGAAAAATACTAAATTCCAAAGAGGAAAAATACATTTGGTACGGCGTTCTCAAAAACAAGCATTTGCTAAAAATAGAGATGGTGAACCAAATGTACTTATTGATGATCATATTAAGAATATCGAAGAATGGACTGCCAAAGGTGGAATAGGTATAAGACACACTAATGTTGGTAAAACCATTGCAGAATTGAAGAAGTTGGGGTTTAAATAAACATAAATAGATGGAAATAACTCTATTAATAAAAGGGAGAAAATAAATGTCCTTATGGTCAATGAATGATGGCTCTGCACTATCACATAACATTACCACGAATGGTAGCACCACAGTAACTTCTGCTGGTACTAGTTTTATCACTGATGGTATCCAATCTGGTGATGTTATTGTGACAGAGGCTGGAGAAGTTCTAAGAGTAAAGAGTGTTGATTCTAGTAATAGTCTCACACTAACTGCAGCTGCATCTGGTTCAGAAGCAAATAAAACTGCACAAGCGTTACGTAAACCACCTATGAATGGTTCGGATGCTGCACCAGATACTACAGTGTTTGGTGTGTCTGTTGCGGAGCAAATTGCCGGTAGTGATAACATTTCTGCTATTGCTCAAGCACTTACTACATTAGGTACACGGATTTACGAAGGTGGTTCAACTTATAACGGTTCTGCACCTACTGTTACTATTGGTGCAGCTACTAGACATATCGTTCCAACGTCTGCTGTTGATCTAACAGATGATACTGTTGGTACAATTACTATTGCAGGCCACGGCATGGCTACTGGTACGAAGCTAATATATACTTCTGGCGGTAATAACATGGAACAAGCTAACACAGATATTGCCGATGATGACGAAGTTTTCGTTATTCGTTATACGGCAGATAAAATTAAACTTGCATCTTCACTTGCAAATGCAAATGCTGGTACTGCTTATAACCTAGATGATGCTGGTAATAATAGCCAACAATTTGCAGGCGTTCTTGCAACTGCAACGGCTACCATTTCTGGTGGTTCAGTTACAGGGTTTACAATTACTAATGTTGGTTCTAATTATCAGTCAGTTCCAGATGTAACTATTGCAGCTCCTGTTGGTTCTGGTAACTTGGACTTGACTAGTCCTGGCGTGTTAATTAAGGCCGATGATGAAATTGTTGTTCCTGCAAATTTCTATGCTGCTATCACAACAGGTGTGGCCGTAACATATACGGAAGGTGGAAGTGGTGCTCAAACAGACCTGACAACTGGAACAGTAT